TGTGTGTAGCCGTTTTTAACTGCAAATTGAAGTCTTGCGCCAGAAGCGGTGAACCGATACTTGTCTCCGTCTGCAACGACGATGATTGGGTTTTTCAACCCGTTTGCCGCAATATGCTCTGCGACTGCCCGTTGCCTATCAAACTCGGCCCACTTGTTATCCAGCACCGATTCAGTTTCAGAGATCATAATGTCAGCCAAAGCAACCGTTTGCTTTGTATATCCGAAATCATTCTCTGCGGTTAGCATCTTCATTTGGCTTCTAACTCCGCAACACGGGTACGCAATGATTTTACTTCTGCGATGAGGTTGGCAATGATCTCAGCACTGGAGTAATCCATGCCTTGCATCTCTTCACCGTCCTTCTCACCAGTTGCGACTTTAGTTCTACTGACCTCTTGTACCTCGTGAGCAATCAAGCCAACAAAGGTGGAGCCATCAGCCTTCCATGTGCCTTCAACGGGCTTGAGGCTGTCAATGTACGCACCAGAGGTGGTGATCGGGCCTGTGATGTTTTTGAGGCGGTAGTCGGATGAGGTGTTGTAGGTGACTGCGGTTGTGCCATTTTGAGTGATGGAGCCAATAGTTGATCCATTAAACAAAAAATCAAGATATTTCTCACCGGCTCCTGTACTGCTTGAGTGCCCTATAATTTGCCTTGAGTAAACCCCACCGCCTGCTTTTGCTTCAAGTACAATACCTGATGCAAATCCAGATAAACTCGTCGTCCCCACCAGCAAGTTACCGCTGGAGTCGATACGGGCGCGTTCGGCTGCGCCAACATAAAAATAAATTGGCTTGCTTGCTGAGTTTGTTCCAATCTGCGTGCCAGTTGAATCACTACGCAGAAAAGACCCGTGAGTATTGTTTTGCACTTGCAAAGCAACGTCTGAAGCGTTCGCATAAACGTGCAGACGCTCACCCGGCGAACTCGTCCCAATACCGAGGTTGCCGGAGGAGTCGAGGCGCATACGTTCTATTTCACTTGCTGACCCAGAAGCATTATAAAATGCAATACTTGTATCTAGCGTAGTATTACTTCCAGAGTAAATAGCTTTAATCATTGCCATGTTTCTTACAACAGCACTAGCGGCTCTTGGGTCCTCAGCAACAAAGGACAGCGTCCCGATGTCGCCGTTTGCCATATCTGTTGCAGCCGTACCAATATTGACACGAGCATTTGTTCCACGCAACGTAAGCGCAGGAGTTCCAGTCATGTCGCCCGTAGTCGGCGAACTCGTCCCAATACCCACGTTGCCAGCAAAATAGTTCGCCGCTGTCCCGCTGGCGTAGATGTTCCACTTGTTCGTGCCGCTGGAGACAAGGCTGGTGATGCCGTAGTTGTTTGTGGCCGTTGTAAGGTCACGAATATAGACGCCACTTTGCGATGTCAAGGTGTCTGACACGCCAGCTTTTGCCGGATTTACAACATCAACCCCCCTATATTCAGCGTAAGTAATACCAGAGCCATTGCTGAATGTGATTGGGCCAACAGCAATACCAGTGCCATTATTGGTCGCCGCAGTGGTAAGAGTCTGCGAAAAACTTGCTACTCGTTGTGTTGTGCCTGCTGTAACAGCCCCTGACACAGTAAGTGCATTTACTTGGTTCGCAGCACCACCCACCCCCATATACCCATTCACTTGCACAGTGTCGGTAGAGGCATCGCCAAGGGTTGTGTTGCCTGTGATGTTGGCATTGCCATCTACGGACAGCTTGTTTGTCGGAGAACTCGTCCCAATACCCAGGTTGCCGGAGGCATCCAGCGTCATCGCCTGAGTAAACGTAATAGCATTACCTGCTGTGCCGGAGGGGGCGGTGGACCAAATATGAGCACCTAGCCACTGTAAATAGCTGCTTGCCTCTCCATTAACACCGTACTTAAAACCACTATTGACATATGCGTTGCTAGTTAAATAAATAAGGCTTGGACCACCCAATGAACCAGCATTAAACAGCCCCATTCCAGGAGCCAACAACTCGATAGCCCTGCCTTGACTCCACGCACTCGGAGTCACACCGACACCAAGGTTGCCGGAGGAGTCGAGGCGCATCGTTTCCGACCCGTTGTTGCTCCAAGCCAGCGTATTAGTAGTTGGCAAATACATCCCATTACCAGCTGTGACGTTGCCTGTTGGAATCAATTTGGTGGCGGTTGCCGTGCCAGTTGTCGCCAAATTCGTCCCATCAAACGTCAGCGCACTCCCGCTTGTCGCCACCTTGGAGCCATCAAGGTACAGGACTCCGTTGGCGGTGCCGCCTGAGAGGACAGGGTTAGCAGTTATAGAAACAACGCCTGTGGAATCAGCAATACTTGCCGCAGCCGTACCGTCCTTGGCTTTGATGTTGGTGACTTCGATGTTGGTTGCGTCTATGGTAGTGACAGCAAGATTACTGATGGTTACTACACCACTACCTTTGGGAGTTATATTGATACCGATATTGGTATCGTCACCTGTGGCCGATAACGTTGGCGCATTACCTGTTGCAGCATTAGCAAGCGTAAGTTCATTAACTGCCGATCCGGTCGCCGTAACCTTAAGAAGCTCATTACCGTTGGTGTCGTTAATACCGGTAATGACTTTGGGAGAAGTCATTGATAATGTTGTGCCGTCTGATGTAGCGTTAGCTATACCACCAAGAACCCCAGCATTGTTGTACTGGACTTGTGTGTTAGACCCGCCAGTTACACCACCAGCTTTGACAAAATCAGAGCCATTCCAAACACAAACAGCGCGTTCTCCAGGAACAATAGTTACCCCAGTTGTATACGTAGGAGTTACCGAATTAGTGGCTCTAAGAACAATATTCTGACCACCTGTTGTTTCATTAACAACAATATAAGTTTTACTATAGTCAGTTAGCGTACCGCTACTAATTGCCCAAGCTGGAGCAGTGATGTTTCGAGTAACAGTTCTGGAGCCTGTGCATCGTAAAACAGCGTACTGAGCTGTAGTAGCCCCAATATTGTCAGCAATAGCTGTGCCTTCCGTAGAAGCAAGTAATACATCAGCATCGGTACTTAGATCTAACGACCCAGCAATTGAAATATCTAAATATTCGGTTAGACCGTAGTTGACAACATCCCCCCACGTATTAGGTTCCGTACCGGTAACTGGAAGAGGAAGGTCTAAAAGGGTCGTACGATTGATAGTCATGAATTGCTCCTAAGCCGCTACAGGCAACCAATTTGGCGTCTGTGAAGTATCTATTGCACCCCACCCAGGGGATTGCGAATCATTAATATTGGTCCAGTTGGGGGTCTGCGAGTCATCTATATTGGTCCAGTTAGGATTGTTAATTGTAGGCGCACTACCTACTAAACTCAACGTGCCAGAGCCAGGACGAACAACTAACCCCCTAACAGGTGTGGGAGCCACTCCTGTGATCTGAAGCGCCCCAACCGGAGGGGTAATAACACCCCCAACAACTGATGTGGGCGCAACACCAACAAGAGCAACTGTACCGACTGTAGGCACAATAACTGTGCCCCGTACAACAACCGTAGGCGCAGACCCCACAATAACCGCCCCACCTGTTGGTGTAACAACCGATCCAATAACAGAGGTGGGTGTCTGTCCAACAAAAGAAAGCGATCCACTAGACGGTACGATACCTTGATCAACTAGAGGTGCTACACCGGCAAAATTTGCCGTTCCTGTAGTGGGTACAACGCCAGCATCATTAGAGGGGGCATAACCTACTGCACTGATAGCTCCAGTATCGGGAGTAATGAGGATACCAACCCCCCATTCATACGACCCCCAAGTACCTCGGCCCCAACCTGTTTCTGTAGTCGCCACCGCGACCCCCTAGTTTAAGTTAGGGTAAATACACCCGTTGCAGCAGGAAGCACTGTCAACGTGTTAGGGGAAGAAACCGTGAACTGCGAAGAGGAAAGTTGGCAGAAACACACAAGCTTACCGTTAGCTAACGTAGCAGCCGATTGAAAAATCACAGCATATTTAACGTTAGTTAAAGAAGCACCAGAAGCCGTGAACGTCAGCCCAATCGTCGAGTAAGTAAACTTCATCTGCTTAGCAGACGCTCCAGTTGTCCACTGCCCCGTTGCCGGTACGAGTGCTTTACCACCAGAGACATAACCTCCAGTGGCTGCGATCTCGTTAGTAAGTGAACCAAAGGTACTTAACGTAAACGTTGAAGTGTTACTTGCGCTTGTAAAAAGCGCCATCCTAAAGTTGTTAACACCAAGCTGAATCGTCCCATTGCCGATATAGCGTTTGGCGTCGTTGTAGAGCTGCCATGCGGAAGCGGCCATTTCAATACTCCTTAATATCGGCGTTCGACGCCCCAGTAACTAAGATTTGATGAAGCATTCCGCCGTAGATTTGAAGTTCCATTTCATCGCCCATGAACTTAATCAGGTCGATAAACTCCCTTGCTTGCGAGACCATCCAAGGATGACAGTAAAAGAGCTTTCCGCCAACTTTTACCGGCACAACAGGAAGACCGTCGTTTTCTGCTTGCGCGTAAGCGTGATGCTTACCGTCTTCTAAACAAGAGTCGCATCCAAAGATGTGAAACCGCTTAAACCCTAACATTCTAAACATAGGGATGGCCCGAAGCAATGCCGTCGAACCCCCAGGCACCGCATACCAATTTCTGTACTCGGTTGCCAAAATCTCTTGGATCTCTTCTGCACTGGTGTGCCAGATATAAGTTTGCTCTTTAGGCATCCCTTCAAACACAGTTGGGTGACATTGTGAAGAGAGAAAATACTTACAGGTAGGAATGATCGATGTCAAAAAGCGTTTGTTGAACTCACGACCGTCAACCATAAAATAAGCAGAAGGTAAAAGGCCGTGATCAATACAGAATTGATACGCATTATTTAACGTAATAAGTTTTACGCCTTGTTGCCGTAGCTGTTTGATTGTGCCTATATGTTCGGCAAGTGAGGGTCCGCCCCCAACAATCATGACTTCAACATCATTCGTAGGATGGGGAACAATCTGTTGAAACCCCAATTTGATGTTGTGCGATACGTTAGTTTTGAGAACTTCCAAGTCAATATTTAACGACCCCTCCATCTCCACTTCTTCAGCAGCAACCCAAGTTTCATCATCCTTGGGAGGGATCGGAGCAATTACAACGGTTGGTGGTTCGGAAAAGAATCCGACAGGGGTACCCATCATGAAAGCCTTATTAGTGCGCCGGTGCTGGTATTGGGGGGAAACTCAACGACAAACGTAGTTGTCGAAGTCTTATCTGAACCAAAATCAAGAACACAAATTGCTGGATTGCCAGTTGTTTCCCGATAAATCAAAGCACCCCGAGCAGTGAAAGCACCACTCCAAGAAGCATTAGAAAAGTCAATATAAGCAATACCTGTGGAACTATCAATAGCAAGTGAAGGAGTGATGGCTTCTCCACCCGCCGTATACCCCGTAGCCACAACCTCGCCAGTAGTCGTATAAGCCGTTGTGGTTTGATCAAGGGTGGCATCGTTGGTGTACAGCGCGATCTTAAAGGTCTGTGTCGTACCCGAAGAAAAATCAAAATCCCCCTCAAACAATTGCTGCTTGAAGGAGTTGCATGTGTAGTTTCCAATAAAGGCCATTAGTTCACCGACATCCTGACCTGACCAGACCTGTAAGCATCGCGGCGATCCATACCATCACCAAGACGCTTAGCAAGAATCATGGCTTCTTCATATCGTTTCATATACCCAGCAATGACATCAGCCTCACCCTTCATAAAGGTATAACCCTCAACCAAAGAGCCATAGAGAAGCACCGAATCAAAATTATCGCCAAGCCAAGTCGTGTTTGCTGTAGTGATGGATTCTGGGTAGTAGAAGTAGTGAAGTTCAGCCGTGTAATTAGCCAGAGGCGTCGGGCCTAAAAGTAAAGTATCTTGGTCAAAAAGCGCGTAATACTTAGGAATCCCAGTCGTTGTTGGATTAGGATACGAAGCGCGAATATAGCTAACATCCTTATTGAGTAAATACTCGTACTCACTCGTTGTTGGGTTAATCACAGCTAGTTCATACACCGCCAAAAAATCAGATGGGGGTACAGTAGACGCAGTAGGTAGTTGGAAGTATCGATTCCCTGCGGTCATCTGCCCAGTAACATTTTTCCTAAACTGCGGGAACTGTACCGAGTTATAGATGCGCTGTTCAGTTTGAGTAATGAACGTATCAATCTGCTGTTTGGCAGTCAACGTCGCTGTACCCGATCCAGACGAATCAGCGCCAGTAAACGACGGAAAGTCGTTCTCCAGATAACCTTGAATCGTTTTGAAAAGGGTAGCGTAGTTCATTAGCCCATCTTCTTAGAAGCACCTGTACCCTTTGTGGCGCATCCGGTTCCCCGAATCTTTACCGTCTGGGTGTTAGGTATGTTGTTTGGGTAACCGTTATTTGTGTTTTTAACGGGCACCGGTGTTGGCATTTTGCTGTGTTTCATTTCGCCCCCATCTTGTATTTGAAAGAAGGTGATTTCTGATTAGCAATCTTAGCCATGTTCCGACCTAGCGTCTTCATTTCGGCGTTAGTCTTACCGCCCTTACGGAGTTTGGTCAGTGGGGCACCTTTGTGCTTGGCTTTCTCATGCTTGTGTACTGCACCAGCAATCATTTTCTTGTCTTGGGCTAAGTCTTTCTTGTCCATCATAGACTCCTATGTAACATTTACAGTAACAGTGCCTAGCGTGATGCCCAGCACAAGATTGTTCGGCGTTAGACCTGTGTCATAAGATCTTGCCCCACCCACAGGTGCCCATCCCCACTGAATGATTCTACTACCTCCAGAGGGGTCTCCGCTACCTAGTTGCGTCGTCGTTGTATTGATCTGCAACCCGTTTAGACCGGCAACGCGATACGTCGTATCAGGACGAGGATTCCGCAACGCCTGTGGATCGTCCACAGGATACATACCAAGCTGCAACTGCGGTTGATCTTCTTCCCAACAAGTAGGGCAGACAATGATGTTGACGTTCTTAGTCTTGATAACAAGACCACGCAATTCTTTCAGTTTGTAGCGAAAGCCGCACCTATCGCACTGCGATATGGCCCACTTACCCGATGCAAACCGATTAGGCATATCAGTAGAACAACTGCCGTGGTGCGATCCGCAAGGGGGCTTTCTCGCGGTCTTCGTCTAACGCAAGCCTTAACTGTTCGTCATACATCTCTTTCAGCATCGGTATGCGCTGCGCGGCCTCGGGAATCTTCAGTGACAAGTAGTACGACAACCCAGCAGCCAAGCAGTTAATGAACCTAAATGGCACATCCTGAATGTTGGCTCCGCCGCCAGCATCCTGCATACGACGTAATCGCCAGTACACAAAGGTGTAAAAATTATCTTGATCTGGCGCAGGCCAGACGTTGATCGTAGGGTACGCAATTCCAGTAGGTGTCAGTACCCCTGACTGCCTATTGATCCAAACCTGAATGGGTCTGCCTTGGGCGTTCTTGTTTGGTATCGTGGCGTAGGTATCGACTGAGATACGCGTGATATTGATATCCGTCTGAGGGATTCCAGTCTGCGTACGAATAACCTGCTCAATGAGGTCTACTGTATCTACCGGCAAGTTGTAAACAATCGTACCCGTGGTCATGGCGATCTGGCCCTGCTCAATCGTCCACAGGTTGATACCCCGGTTAGCCCACTCAGTAAACATCAAATTCATGGAACGACGAGCCGTACGGTGTTCGTACCCAGTACGCACCTCAATCCCGCACCGCTCAAATGCCTCTTCAATAATCTCGTTTAGATCGAGATTAAAGACTGTCGTGCCTGAAGTTGTTGTCACTTCATCCCTCGGAGCGTTTTAGCAAGCCTAGCTCTTTGCCCAAGTTTGCCCGGAGCCTTAGTAGCTTTATCAAGCATCTTCGCAGGAATCGGCTTTTTACCTTTAATACCAAGCTGTTCACGAAGTGCTCCCGGTTTCTTAATTGCAGCTTGAATAAACTTACCGCTTTTAAAACCTTCTACACCACGACCTTTGAGAATGTCCGCTTTGGTCACATCCCCATCGCCTGTTAAATCAGGAAACTTTTTAGCCATTATCTGTACCTCGCGGTCTTAGCAGCAATGCCTTTTGGTTGTTTGACGAATTGCTTTCCCGAGCGTTTTCCAGCGCGTTTAGCTCTTGTTGTCGCAGCGTACTCAGCAGGTGTAAGAGCATTGATTGCCGCCTCTGGGAGATACCGCTCGCCAGTTGCTTTTGAACCCTGTGTACTAGGTTTGCCACTCTTGGTTCTCCATTTCTGGTCAGTCCAATTCTTCAGACTCTGCTGAGGTGCTTTCAATCTCGATAACCCCCGCCCTTTTGCTTGTACTTCATAGCAAGCATCTGAGCTTTCCTCGCGGACCATTGCCCCGGCGCACCACCTTTACCACCAGCTTTAATGCTGTTGAACAATGCTTTACGCATCCCCGGCTTGGTGTAATTGCCAGCTTCGTTCACGCGGGACTCGCCGCCTTTAGAAAACGCCGTGAAATCGGTGTCATCCCGCCTAGCTTTGGTAACCGGCTTGGGCATCTTGGAGGCGCGAATCGCCCCCATCCCGCGTGAGGCCATCATCTCAGCAGCTCTTTGCTTTCCCGCCTTTGCGGTAAGCCATCCCACCACCAGCCATCTTGTTACCGGCCATGACAACCATCTTGCCTTTGGTCTTGCCTTTCATAGCAACACCATCACGGCTAGGAGCTGCGGTCTTAACTGCGCCCATCTTGCTTGCGGACATGCCGCCCATGTTCATCTTTTTCATCGTAAATTCCTTTCCAACGGATTGAGGGACATCAACTTTCTTTGCGAACTTCGGATTGTTCGCTACTGCCTGCATGAACCTTCTCTGCTTCTCGCTGACTGCTGGCATCACTATCCTTTTTTAGCGAGGGCATCAATCTTTGCTTCAAGCCGTTCAAAGCCTGTATCAAAGCGTTCCATAATCTTTTCAAGGTCCGCACGAACTTCTGCACGAGTGATGTGATCACGAGCGATTTCCTCCCTCGTTTTGTTTAGTAGGATCTGGATGCGCTGCTGTTCCTCATGCGAGTTCTTAAGCATGAACATCACAAGCCCTACTAAGATAGACGTAATGAGATTCCAAAGAATAATCGGATCCATTTAGCACTGCTCCGCCTTAACTTTATACGCATCCCACTCAGGAGCATCTGCTGAAGCATAAAGATACTGGGCGGCAAACTCCAACAACATTGGGTCATCACGGAAATGCCCTAACCCTCTATTACAGTGATTGCAGAGCATCCCTCTTACTTCTCCGGTTACATGGTCATGGTCTACAACCAAAGGCCCGTTATCCCCACAAATAACACACTGTGTAACCGTGGCTTTTATATCCGCTAAAGCTTCGTCTGTAATTACATCACGAAACCGCCCACGACAGTTTGCATTTCGATACGTTGCACGACAACTACGGCACCAGCTATCTAAACCGTTACGCTTTTTGTTGTGTGGAGGGAAGAACTCAATTGTTTCTGGTTTTTCCTCTTTACAGCGTGTACAGGCTAGCATTTCCACGCCTTTAACGACAACGCTTTGCGCGTTGGTCGCCCTTTTTCATCTTTCATTGGCCCAGGCATCCCACTCATCCTTGCACAAAAAGACTTACGCCGGTTAGCATCTTTCTCGGTTTTTGGGTTTGGAGCGGGGGGTTTAAGCCCAGGCTTACCCGGATTAGCTGCGTTATATGAAGCTCTGCCTTTGGCGTTGAGTCCGCCTTTTTCAGATTTACCTTCTTTACGCTGCCATGCCGGAGTCTTAGCCATAGAAGATCACCATTGACGTAGTGTTTGTAACAGTGCCATGCAGCCCAACAGAAGCCAAAATACCTTCGCCGGGGAGTGGGATGATGGTATACCCAGCATTGGCTTTTGCCGCTGTATTAACTGTTAACAAAACTGGACCCGTTGCGCTTCCATCACGAATAACGACAGACCCAGCATCAGTGCCATTTACTGCATAGATCGTTTTGATCCTTGCGCGTGGAACCGCCAAACTGTTTTGGTTTAAAAAATCACCAGTCGAGGTTAGCGGTTGGGTCGCAAAGACATCATATTGCATCGTCGCCATTCTGCTGCTCCGGTTTTTCTTGCTCCATCTTCTGAAGCAAGTAATCGACCATATCTATTGCACCGTTAGCTTGCTGGAGCATCTCAAACAAGTTTTGCCGTTTGGCTATGGCTTGTTGTCTGACTTCCAGCAAGGTTTCTTTGGTTAGTTCCATTAGGTGGGCTGAGCAGCGTAGAGCGGAATCCAGTAGTTGGTAGCACCAACCTTAACGCGAAGACCGCCGTAAGCAGTGCCCAAAGTCGTACCAGCTACCAGCATTTTTCCTGCCCCAGCCGTCAAACCTTGGATGTTCATGAAAACACCGTTGGTATCGACCGTGCCCGCGCCCGTACCGTTGACCGAAGCGTAGATAAGTGACGTTGTCGTACCAGTAGAGTCACCGGAAGCACAATTAAGTTCAAGCTCTAGGGGCGCATAAGTACCGGAAGTAGTACCTGCCGAAAGGCTTAACTCAGCAACAAACGCCGAACCAAGACCGGTCGTGCGGCCCGAAGCGCCGTAGGTGACTTCAGCTTTTAGAGCGTTGGAGAACGACCCCAACGCCACGTTGGTAGACATCGAAAATTTAGTACGACCGCCGTCTGCGCCCGCGCCAGACATCGTGGTGTCAACAACCAAAGGCTGATACGTGCCGCTGGTTGCAGTGTTTGTGGTGGTGATGGTATTACCGGATTCAGTAATTGCAAGGGTGCCGATGAAGCTGCCCTCAAAGCCGTTATCCGACTTTACTGGCCCGGAGAAGGTTGTACGTGCCATGTAATCCTCACATGCGATATCGGTGTATTAGTCTGCATGTCGTCAGCCGGGACTGTCTAATACACCGGGCTAACCCCGGAATATCAGTGTTTTATCAGGTTGTGAGGGGTGTGTCAACCATGCGATTGTATTTAAGCAAGTTGTCTTTTTGGGTTAAAACTTGCAAGTTCCAAGGCACATGAAGCCCGCATACGTTTTCACCATGAAGGGGGACAATATGATCCACCGCATGACGTTCTCCAGTAGCACGGCTAAGTTCAATAGCTAGCCTGTATTTCAACCTGATTTCCATTTTGTGAGTGTCCGTCAACCATTTAGGCGTGGCATCCCTAAATCTTCGACGACGTAAGCTAGTCATTTCTTTATACATATCAGGGTTGTTGACCTTATGAGTTTTTTTATATCGGCGTTTATCCTCGTCTGGTCTTGCCTGTGCCCGCGCAATGACGTTTTCTTTGTTTGCTTCGTAATACTTTCGCTTAGCTTGTTGCCCCGCTTCTGATTTGTTGTAGTCGCGGAAGTAATCGGCTCTGGTGGTATTGGCTTTTTCCCATTCAACTTTCAAACATTCAACGCATGAGCCTTTAGTTTTGCGCGGTGCAATGTGCCCATGCTTACAAGGCTCGCCAGTGAAGTAGTACTTGGCACCTGTGGCTTTAGCTTCTTGTCGGGTTTTGGGTAAATTTGTGGTGTCCATTCCATCTCCTTAGTTACGATACGGAGAATTATATCATGTACCCCACAAAAAGAAAAGCCACCCGAAGGTGGCTCTTCCAAACCAAGCTAAATCCTTGATTTTATTATGCTCCGGGCGAACCAAACATCCCAAGCGGATCAGACCAACCGAACGAATAACGCTCGCGGCTCTTGTACCGAACGTTTCCGGTATCGAAATCGCCATCCATTCCCTGTGTCAAAGGTGCGCGGACAAAGTGCTTCATACCATTGGGCACGTCAGTCGTAAGGAACCAAGCATCCGTATCCGTCAAGAAGTGGTTAATGGCGTAACCCTCGGGGATCGAGCCATTGTTCTTCAAGGCGTTGATCGTGTTGTCTGCCGTGTCAACGCGCAGTTCCGTTTCCAAAATACGAGTTGCAACGAACTGCAATGCAGACGGGATGATCAGCTTCTTCGGCTTAGCTGCAATCAACAGACCACGTTCGTCAGTCCAAGCTGCAATCTGAATAACCGCTGCTTCCAACGATGTTTCAGAAAGGTCAGCCGCAACTGCGGGCGTGTTGCTGTTGGTGCCACCAGAGATCAAAGGATGTGCTGTCGAGAACAGAGCAACTCCATCACCGCCCGTGTAGGCAGTATTAAAGCCGTTGTTCAGAACCGCAGCAGCTTTGGTCTGCTTGGTGTATGCCATAGCGCGAGCTAAGGACTTGGTGTAGCGATTAGCCAGATTGTCGTACAGGTTGTCCTCGATAGCCTCTTCGGTTAGCGAGAATCCTAAGACAATAGTCTCATGGACGTAACGAGCGGTCCAAGCTTCTTGCGCGTTATCGTAGGCCATCGCGCTGCCTTCGTTCTTGACCGGTGCGGCCGAGAATCCAGACAGTTTGGTTTCCTCTTCAAACGAACGCTCGGAAGTCTCGGTTTCGTAGATTTCCTTGTGCTCTTCGCCATAGCGAGCGTACTCCAAGCCGAACAATGCGTTCAGGCCGGGGAGAAGCTCTTTCAGTAGTTGTGCGCGTGAAATAGCCATTTAGTTTCCCCTTTACGCAAGCGCAGTAGCGTACTGATAGCTATGCCAGCCTTGGTTCCACTTAACGAGAACTTCAGGGTACCCAATAAAGGTAAACTGAGAACCCGCAGTAGCAGCCGTAAGCGTTTTAGCTACAGTAACGGTAGTGCCGTTAACATTAGTAACATAGTTGTAGTCACCGGGTTGTCCACCAGCCGAAGCCGCAGCACAAACAACAGCCATACCAGCCTGAAGTCCAGTAACAGCCGCATCCAAAGTAATCGTGGTGCTAGAAGAAGTTCCAGTACCAACTACAGTGTATGCAGTCTCAGGTACAACATTTACCACACGGAAGGGCAACGAACTGCTGGCAACGCGAACGTTACCTGTGCCATCCGTTGGGCCATCACCCGACACAGCCATCTTGGAGTTACCCGTAGTCGTGCTACCAGCAACGCCGGTAACTGCATACACGTTAGTTCCAATGAACGACTGGTTAGCGTAGCCAACCGTAGAAACAGTGTTGCTCTCGCTGGAAGTTTGACCAACCATAACGACTTTAAACAGAGCAGACGGATCATCGATGACAAATGCCAGGATGTCGTTTGCAGCAGTGCTGGCAGGATAGTACTGCGAGAACTGAAGCTGCTTAGTCGTTGGGTTCGTAAACTGACAGCCAACAAACACGCCAATCGCACCAGCGATCACCGAAGTGGGGCTGGAAGCGGCGGAGTAAGACGTTTTAATCAGAGTTCCGTCTGTCTGAAGCTGAACTAGATCCCCATAAAAAAGATCCGTGTTGTAGCTTCGGGCAATAGGGAACTGTCGCGTTGCTCCAGCGTACGGTAGGCCATTAAGTTCATTAATAGCTTTAAAACCGTAAGGAGCATCAATGACAGGATAAGCCATTTTTGACCTCGTTTAAGTTAAGTTCCTTTACCGAACGAAACCTTGGTACGCTTCTCTGCGAAGAGTGGCATACGGGAATCGCTCTCTTTCATAAAGTTGTTGTCTACAGCGTCCATGTTGGATTTGGCAACATTGTTGAAGTGATCGGTACGTTGTTTAACGAACTCTTCAGGCATCTTGCAGAGCAACAATCCGTCAATCTCGATGTTGTCTTTAAACCGGCTGTTCTCATCGCGCATAAACATAAGGTTTGGCTGCTCTTCAACCCTTACCGGCTCCCAACCTTCTCTGAGTTTGGCAGAGATATTCTTGGGGTCAGCCTTACCAAGCGAGGACACACGCACCCAGCGGGGTACATATCCAGGCATTGGATCGACTTCAGGTAGGACATCCGCACGCTTCCACTGTTTAGGGCGAGCTAACTTCTCACGGTTCTCAACTTCTCTGGATAAACGATTTTCAGCCATTTGCACGCTCCAATTTCATTTGTTCCCTCACATATTGCTCAGGAGTTATTCCCATCTTTTTGATGACGTTAAGCTGGGATTGATTAAGTTTGACTTTTTTGGAAGTCGTACTACGAGAAACGGGAGCCACAATCGTAGCTGGTCTTTCTGTACGTGCTGGAGGTGATTTTGTCTCAGGCTCAGCAGGTTCATCGCCCCATTCATACTCGGGGAATCTTTTACGCATCGTCTTATCAACGATTTCCCAGTACTCGTCAGAACCCTCAAATGCTGCACCGCGTTCCCTAAGCAGTTTGTTGTTTAGGCCAAGTGCGGCAGCGGTCATTTCGTCATCTGATCCAAACCACGTATTTTGTCTACGCCATGAATCAGTTTTTGGGTCCAATCTCGGAGCCTGTGGCTGCGAATTAGGTAAATTTACTTCAGTTCCTTGCGGTTGTACAGGGGGTTTGTATCCTTTTAACCGCTCAAGTCTATAAGATGCTTCAGTTAATTGCTTTTGGGCTTCTAATAATTTATCAGAATCTCCCGCTTCATAAGCTTCTTTGTAGGCTTTCTCAGCGTTTTTAAGTTCTAATTCCACAGCATTTTTAGCTGTGCTTACTAAATGCCCTTCGTTTTCAGTCACTTTAGAACGTAGCGTTTTAATCTCGTTTTGCAACTGCTGCGCCATTTCAATCGCAGTTTGCTGCTCACGCAACGCACGTTCTTTCTCACGACGCTCGTCGTGCCAGACTTTCTTCATCTGCTTGAGGCGAGTTTTGACTTTCTCGGAATACTCTTCGAGTTCGTCTTCCTCAAGCTCCTTGACTAGCTCTTTGGGTAAGGGTTCCCGCCCACGATCTTCGGGAGGAGTGTCGTCTTCAATCTCGATTTCAAACTCGGTGTTGGCGTTTTCTTGCTCAGCCATTTTTAAACCCCTTATGCGCGACTAATACCGCGAGGATCTTCTACAACCCCCTCGACAGAGTCATCGTTAATGATGCGAAAGTCACGACCGTGAATTTTCAGTCGTGTACCCGCGTGCGGACGTACCAATACAAAATCACCCACTTTGCAATACGGCCCAGACGGGAATCGCTTCTCATCTTTGTACGCATCCGGCCCCATCTTGATGACAAAAAGCACCGTCGTCAGTAATTCTTCGTGGTGCATCGTGACATCGGCTTTAATCAAGCCATTATCAAACTTATCGTCAATCTCTGGGATCGTGCATAATATTCGATAACCTGATGGATCAGGGAGTTGTCGCGCTTTTTCTTCGGCGGTTTCAGGCAATACCGTCGCAGAGCCGCTTGTAGACCCTACTAGGAGTTCACTCATCGTCGTCACTCATCCTTTCTAACATATCGGCAAGATATCCTTGCGCCACTGAAATTCCACGCATCACACCGCACTGAAAGCGATAATCCGCGTGGTCCTTTGCCAGCCCTTGCGCTAGAACTTCGGCTAAATGCTTCTGTTCATCGACACAACGACTAATCAAATGTCGTAAAACTTTCTCGGTTTCGTTCATTTAGTTCCCTTCTTAGGTTCAACAGCCTTAGCAGTTGTCTGTTCGCGTTGTTGCTGCATCGCAGCAATATTCCTAGCGATATCAGCACCAATTCGTGTGCCCTCTATCTCATTACGAACAGCTTCGACACCTGCTTGGAACTCCTGCTCCATCTGGTCTTTGGCGATCTGAGCACCCAGTCGGGCACCGTCAATCTCCATCTGTGACTGAATCCGCATACGCTCGGTCTCGATCTGGGCTGCTTTAAGTTGAGCATCCGTCTGATCTTTAGCTGCCTTGCGTTGCAATTCTTGGGCCTGAAGCTGAAGTTCTTGTTGCTGCATCTGCACAATCGGATCTTGTGCCTGCTGTTGAGCTTGCTGTTGTTGAAGCATCGCCTGATTAGACTGCAAGAGTTTCTGTGCTCCTGCGGCTGCAAGTCTGGAGATCTCGACCTCCATCTCTTCGGGCAGTTCTTCGTTGGGTGCAGGGTAGGGAACCCCGAGTTTATCTTCGATGTTTTTACGATATTGAAAGGCAAAGTGTTGGGCAATGTGCGCCATAAATGCTGCTTGCATAGCCTGAGCGTTTGGACTCTGACCAAGAACTTGAGAAGTAATCGGATCTTGCAGTGCTGACATATGCACTGTGATGTGTGCGGCGTGATCTTGATAGATAAACGCCTTGACCGGCTTGCCTTGGAACATGTCCATGTTCTCAGATACAGGGTCAGTCGGTTTCATATCATCTTCCATCGGCACGAGCTTCTCGGCATTTTTGATACCAAGCACCTCTAACATCTGCCTGTGAAGATATGGTAAGTCGTATAACTGCGGCGCAGTAGCAGCCAACTGCATAACTGCTTGGTACTGCACAACCTTCTGACTCATTGTCGCTGCGTTCGGATCACTGACCGGAATTACATCGACGTTGTCATAGTCAGATTTCTTAGCCCTGGGGCGACCATCAATCGGCTCGTAGTCGTAAGTCTCAGGTGTGTAATCAGCAATGATGGTCTTTAAGAGCCGGAACTCCTGCTTCATCGAATAGTGAATCCGCGCCTGAACAGCCGACATCACCTTCAGTGTGCGTTCTAGTATCGCTAGCGTAGTCCCAACCGGGGACTGAGCCGACATATCAGAGACTTTAAGATCAGCAGCAGAGGCGAACCTGCGCCCCTCGTCAATGATCTTGTCCATGAGCGCAGCCAACACCTGCGACGGCTCCTTGTACGGAAGCGGCATGATGTTGTCTTTGAGAGCACCCGAGGCTATATCCACATCGCGCCATTCAGCCGGAGCAAACGGCGTGTCATCGCCCTTAGTCCGCATCCCCTTGGTTTTAAATCCACCTGGGAGATTGGCAAGTGAGCCTGCATCAACAAGCTGTCGAAGAATTGATGTCCCCGACTTAGCAAACCCACCGATGAGGTGGATAAGCCCAAAGGCATAAAAGCCAAAGCCTGGAATATAGGGGTAGTGTACGAAGTGCTGGCGTTTTCTCTTTAACTCGTCGTCAGGGTTCCAATTACGCCTAATCGCTAAGATCTTACTGTTTGATTTCTCAATGGTAATAACGTACGGAACAGCCAGCCCAGTCTCTTTACCATCTTCATCTTTATCAGGAAAGCCTGGGAGATCTAAGGTGACGTGCATTTCTAAGAGCTTGTACCGGTTATCAGTAGTTGCCCTGAACCCCATCTTTTCTGCAATCTTTTTCTCTACTTCATCAAGCGAATCGCTAGGATCTTCAAGCTCTACGTCAACGTAGAACCCACTGTCCATTAACCGCTCCAGCTCATTTTTAGTCTTACGCATAACATGCGTAACACGCTCGGCTGTCTCAATATTAGACGCCCCATAAGGAACTACAAGATCATCAGCGGAGACATACATCGCCGTCTGTCTATCAAGCCCTGGGTCAAAGTAGATTTTCTTAAACGCATTACCCGCCAGCCCCAGTCCCCACAGCATCTTCTCGTGCTCAGGTCTGTACTCAATCATCACATCAGTAAGCTGGTGGTTCATATCTGCCTGCACACGCACAGCAGACTCTTTCTTCTCTTTAGTTTCTTCACCAATAATCTTGGTACGTACCGGACCTTGCGCTGGAAATGTCTCCATGATGGTCTCAGCCTGAAACTTCACCACAGCTTCTGTCAGCAAGGGGTGGTACACACCACAAGCCCCCGGCCAAGGCTCCGTGCGGTCCTCAACTTTTAGTCCTAACAGATCCAACCCATCGACATAAGTCTGCATCCAGTCTTTGCGGGACGAGATGTCATCTTCAAAATCACTACACAGATCTTCAGCAAGGGTGGCTAGCTCCTTGGGGTCCATGTCTTCGGCAAGGTTGTCGTTAAACCCTTCCTCTTCTTTTTCTTTGCCAATCACAATCTCTAGACCACCAAGACCCACTGATACTGACTCAGGATCTTCAATCTCAATCTCGATATCTGGCTCCATGACCAGACCTTCGTTCTGCAACCCAAGGGGTGCTTGATTTAGTGCTTTGTCAAAAAAGCTTGTAGCCATGATCTATCCTTAATAGTAGGCGTATTGGTTTTTACGCCTAAACATTGCTGGTTCTTCAGGCTCATCAGACGGCAGTCTAATAAATCCACCGTTACGAAAACGCATCAAAGCCTGGGTCGTGGAGTCAACTAAATCATCGTTTGAACCGCTGGGGAAGTCATTGCATTCTTCCATAACTTCTTTAGCCCAACGTTTATCGGGCGCCCAGACGATCCCAGATGAAAATAAATCGGTTACTGAATTGACCCTAGCAATCTTATCCTGTCCTTTGCTTGGCGTGAACTCTTGTACAGGCACGCCCATGCGTCGGATTTCTTGGTAAAGCGCAGACCCGTTGGACTTTTTCTCAACAATAAAAGTATCCGGTTGCCATTCTTTGTATTCTTCAAACACCATCTTCTTTAACTCGGGGTACTCCATCCGCTTCTTAATAGCATTAAGTAATATGATGTTGTAGTTGTTGACTTCTTCGTTTAAGAACACGCCCCATATAGTCAAAGCGTTGTAGTCAGCTCTATTATTAGTTTCTTGTGCTGCATCCAGGGACATAATGATGTATTCGCACTGGGGAGGGTCGTCTTTCTCCCAAATATTCCACCATTCACGCTTAATTAACGCGCCTTCTTCAGCCGTCGGGTCCTGCATATACTGGGCCTGCCAGTATCGTGGATCAAGTGAGGCTTTCTTGGCATTTAATTCTTCTACGGACCAAAATTCAGGCCAAAGTGTGTTGCCACTTGGCAAAATGGCAGGGAATTCAACGATCTCCCACTGTTCTGCATCTTCATTCTTAGACATGTGGTTAATAACCTGACCGGTTAGATCAAGTTTCGACCATCTAGTCATCACAATAATAATAGCGCCCCCAGGCATAAGACGCTGAATAGGACCAGACTGAAACCACTCCCAAGCGGGAAGAAAAACGTCTGCTCTTCCTTGTTTAGCCTCTTGTTCGGAATGAGGATCGTCAATAATAAAAAGGTCAGCCCCCCTACCAGCAAGAGCACCCCCAACACCAATAGCAAAATATTCGCCATTAAAGTTAGTACCCCATCTAGAGGCCGATTTTGAGTCTTGTTGTAACTCGATCTGCGGGAAAATTTGCTTATACGGGTCACTTGCCACCAAATTTCGGACTCTTCTACCGAAATTTACGGCTAAATCAGCCGTATGGGAAGCCATAATGATCTTTTTATGTGGATACTTACCTAAAAACCAAGCTGGAGCTAGGTAAGAAATGAGTTCTGACTTGCCGTGGCGGGGTGCAATGTTCACAACTACCCGCTTTTTGACCCCGTTGGCTATATCTTCAAAGATTTTAGCCAGCCTTTTGTGGTGTGGGCCTACTTTATAGCCTGGGTATACGTGGTCTGCGAAGGCTAATAGCTTCTTTTGCCCTAGCGATTGGGCTTGCTTGGACTCCCAGAACTCTAAATCCCGCAAAATCTCCCGTTTTTCGTCTGGAGATGCATGAGGCAATAGTCTTCTAAGGGCCGCTATCTTCTGAGGTGTTAGTTTCAGTTGGTTCGACATCAATTATGTCTTGAGCATCGGCGTATTTGGTGAGTCGCTCAAGTTTTTCCAGCTTAGCCAACAGATCTTTTTCCACCTGATCGATGGGTTTGACCTGCACCGTTAATTCTGATCGACGCTTGAAGGCATCTACGCCATCAACTTCGCCTAATGCTTTCAATGCCGCAATAACATCCTTGGCACTTCCTGATTCAGTCTGTTCAACAAGCTTATTAACAACAAATATTTTAAAGTCAGCAAGATCCCTAACAATCATTTGATCATATTGGGACACCATACCAGCTAGGTATGCAAGGGTTTCATTCTTGTAATTACTAAATTGAATATGTCCTCTGGGGTCTTCAACCATTTTCTTAGCCAATGCGCGAGCTTCGTCTTTATCTTTATCGCTGGGATGTATTGGTTTGCCTTGGAGATCTGATATAAGTTTTATAGTTCTCGCCCTGACTTCCAATTCTTCTTTTGGAGTCATAGGGGGTAAGGCTTCTGCTGCGTTGGCGGGCAGGGGGATATTGGGTTCTATGTCTAACATATATGTTGGCATAGGTTCGTAATGTAAACGTATGGTACCTAAAAGACAAGGGGGGTGTTTCTATATTTGAAAAATTATAAATCGTTTGTGCAAATTATGGGGTGTAGGGGGGTGCGAGCGAGGCGGCCGATCCAGGGGG